ACATTTTTGGGACATTTTTCGTTGTTAATCGTTGTTATATTTTAACAACGGAAAAATGTTCCTAAATCGATTTTCACGAAAACAATAAAAATTTTTATGCAGCCAAATTATTTTTCCAAAAATCGTTTTCGCTGCATTATGCTTTGAACTGAAAAATTGCGTTTTTGAATTCAAACTTTGTTTTGAAAAAATGAAAAGTGGACATTTTTAAAAATGTCCAAAAGTGAAAAATCCTTGACAAAGTTTGAATTTGAAATTGCACACTTCTCTAAAAAATCATGTGACTGTATTTTGATAAAATGAGAGCAATATCTATGAAAACCACTACATAAATCAAGTAAGTATATGACTGATATTCTTTTCCTGTGATTGTAGACATAATATAATAGGGAATATCCTTGTGATTCTTCTTTTTGTCTAAATCGCATGCATTATTGTACCATTCACTAATAATGCAATTTCCGAAATAGTTCCATCCAACAATAATCATTAATACGTATAATAAATGGATTTCAGGATGTCCAAAAATAAGTGTACCAAACCATGAATAAATAGATACAAAATGATGTATAAGACTTACCATGTCTACTTGGATACTCGGGTGTTTGCATTCACTATGTAATTTGTCATTTGTGAAGGATATAATAACCACAAGAATGTAAGTAATAAGGGCTTTGTTCATCTATATAATTACAATACATAATCCAGTAAACAGAAAATTGATTATAAAATCCATAAAAAGATTGTAAGTAGTGAAAGTTATACAAATAAAATAATAAACATGTTTGGTGCTTCAGGTGAGATAATCAAAACGCAATTTTCTTTTCCAGATATAAAAAGTGTATGCAATGATAACATATTTATGTATATAATGGATGCGAGTTTGCATCAACCACAAGGTAGTATTGTAATAAAAGATAAATCGATATTGGAAAATATATTGTACACATCGAACAAAAAACTATCAAAATACGAAAACCTACAAAAAGTAAATGCAAATATGTTCTTATCACCTGTACATAAAGATACTTATACGAATATCTTTTCCCTATCACAGAAAACGTATTTTGGCTTCTCTCGATTGGCATTTATATGGAGATATAAACGAGCAGTTAGAGGAAATACTATGGATATGATGATGAATGATATTCATCCAGGAGAAAAAGGTGTAGTAGAGGTGTTTCAACATGGATCGATATATTTGTTTCGCACACATGAAATTAACCGGATTGTAGAAAATTCGATATGTGACACAGAATATATGTTTGCAAACCCCAAACCTGTGAAAAATCCATTTAATAACTTACCATTTACCAAAGCTAACTTGTATACTATGTATTTTGGTATTGAGAAGATGTTTGTTAGTAAATTACCTATCATATTTTATAAATATTTTGCAGTTGACTTTAATCTACAAAAATTTTATGAACAAAATCATGCAATTATTCGAGAAAAAGGTATTGAAGATTATTTGAGAAATGGTAGTACAGATGATTTGTATGATGATATATTTGATATGTTGGATTATGTAAAGAGTTATTCATCTAATCGACTAAGTTTGGATATTTCGGAAGATTGTTGTAAATGTTGCGTCGTGAAGGTGATGAAACCTTATTTGAAATTGTATTTGACACATCGACATTCATTAGATAACTATACAATAAAACAATCGTTTTACGAATTACGGCATAAATTATTCGAATTATTGGAATACAATCCGGCATTTGGTCGCAAGATCCATGTCAGAAATCACACTGTATTGGACAATAAAGTGTCTTTCAAAGTAACCTATAATTTGAAACATCCTTGTACTCATATTCCATTTAATAAAGATGAATACAAGAAAACGCATTTAGATACTGAATTTCTTGATCGTGATAATTTTCCTATCCATGAGCGAAATGAACATGAAATAGAAAGACCAATCGCTTTAGTGAATCCGTCGAGATTGTACAATTTCGTTCATTCCACTGCATTGCAACATATTCGTTTTAATAACAATGAAAACAATGACGAAGTTAGTTCGACAAGTTCAGATTCGGATGATGCAACGGAGGTTCAAACATATGTACCCCCAGATAGAAATCAGTCTGACACAGAAGACGGTGAAATTGTGGAAGATAATGATCTTAACGATGACGATTCAACTACAGAACTCGATTTTACATTAGATTATACTGGTGACCCAAGTCTAAATGATGTTTCTACAATTCCTCTAGTAGACGAAACAAGTGAACCCAATATTGATTTGGATGAATTATCCGAAAAAATAGAAGAATTATGTGTTGAACTTGAGCGTGAGTTTGATGATGATCCCAATAGCAGTGAAGACCAACTTAAATCTTAAATTATGTACTGTTTAGTTACCATTTTGTTTTCTTAACGTTAATAGATACCGCATTTTTTTTCTTGGATTTGCTTGGGTCATATTCTTCTTCATCATCCGAACCCATATTTTTGGATATTTCCCAAAATTCTTTTGATCCTAAACGGAATGATGGATGATTCTCTGCCTTATACCAAAATATTTGATCGTTTAATTTGTTTGATTTTGCATTGTTATTAATAACTAAACATTCGTAGTTCTCAGTTGTCTGGTCCATTACACTGCAGAAAGACTCGAGTGTTGGAAACATACTGCAATAATTTTCCCAGATACGCTTTCTATTTGTTAAATATGGTTCACGCAAAATGAATACATAATCGATATTGGTTCTCAGGTTAGGTGGAATACCAAGTGGATATTGCATAGTAATGATTAGCATGATTTTCCAGTGACGTCCGTTCATGAATAACAACCTCATCATTTTATCACGTGACCATGAAGCATCATATAGACAATCATCCAAGATAACAAATGCACGTGGGTCAATTGTACAACGATTATAAGCGGCCATTTCTTTGTTCATTTGCTTCAATACTGTTTTCTGTCTGCGCAATACATTTTCAATCAGTACCGTATTGTATTCTTCATGAATGAATAATTTAGGGACGTGTTCTGAATAAAAACCGTTACCGGCTTCTGTACCAGATATGACGGTACCAATCGGGATATCTTGATGATAATACAACAAATCGCGAACCAAAAATGATTTACCTGTATCACGACGTCCAATCATGACAATAACCGGGCCTTTGTTTTCATTCGGTTTGAAAGTAATCTCACGCATATTAAATTTTCTTAGTTCTAATGCCATTACAGAAAGTATAATACTAAATACACATATATTATTAAGTATCTTTGAACGGAAATATTATTAGTTCATAATAATAAATATAAATATATTCAACTCTTATAAATAAAATTAAATCATGTCTAGGTTCTCAACACAAGTAATTCAAGATGTGACTAGGAACTTTGAAAGTATAGATACACCATGTTTTAATAAAAGTGAACAAGAGTTTCCACAACACCTATTAGAGAACATCCAAGAATTTATTCCTATTTATAATAGATTTATTGATGTTAGTGCAAACACATATCACTCTGCTATGTGTCTAAATCATCGTTATCATGTAATAAATGGTAAACAAGTTTTTGATAGGAAAGAAAACCAGAGTCAAGAGCAAGATTTTTTTGTGAAGTTCTCCCCATTATTAGATCCTTTGAGATATATGATTGGTAAATATGACCAATACGGAGAACATGCTCGAATTTTACCGTCTGTGGGTACCAAACATCAAATTTCAAAGTTAGATGATATGAATAATTGTGCATATACAGATGGTTTTTTCTATTATCTGTCGAGTCGCTTACAAGAAATTTGTTACTTTCCACATGGTATCAATTACTTTGGAAGTATTCTAGCGATTCAAAAATATTTTAAAATCAATGTGGAAGACGACTTGGAATATTTGACAGGTTCTCGTTTTTTCAACGAAAATGTGAATAAGTTGTTTGTCATTACAAACAGCCAGTATGAATCGTATGGTGGGACTTGCAAGAACAAAGAACCTATCAAAGTTTCGAATACACTTAAGCATAATATTACGTGTTGTTCTCTAGAAGATACGTTTACGAATATAGAAAATGAGAACATAACAGATATTACAGACGAATTAATCTATGAACATCCACAACAAGACATAAAGAAAGAAGATAATTCAGACATAAGTTCTCAAACTAGTTCGTCTAATAGTTCTCTCAATTACAGTAGTCACAGTAGCAACAAAGATATGGAAGAAGATGAAGGAGACGAAGATGATTCGCAATGGGAAACAGAAGAAGAAGAAGATGATGATGATGAAAGTTCTCTATGTTCATCCATGGAAGAAGCACATGCAATCATTTATGATTATCCGGTACAGGTGATTTGTTTAGAAAAATGCCAAGGTACATTAGATTCCATGTTTGAAAACAATCAAATAAATGAAGAAAACGGAGCATGTATTTTGTTTCAGATCATCATGATATTGCTATGTTATCAAAAAGTATTTCACTTTACCCATAACGATTTACATACAAATAATATTATGTATAACAATACATCCGAATCCCATTTGTATTACAAATACAAAAACCAGTATTACAAAGTACCAACTCAAGGGAAATTATTCAAATTAATTGATTTTGGACGAAGTATATATAAGTTTGGTGGTAGTACATTTTGTAGTGATAGTTTTGCTCCATCTGGGGACGCATCATCACAATACAATTGTGAACCATATATGAATGAAGACAAACCCCGTATTGATCCGAATATGAGTTTTGATTTATGTCGTCTTGGTTGTTCTATTTATGATTTCATTATACACGACAACGATGAAAATCATTATGATATGTTGCAAAAAACCATTCAGCGTTGGTGTACTGATGATAATGGAAAGAATATGTTATATAAAAAGAACGGTGATGATCGTTACCCTAATTTCAAATTATACAAGATGATTGCTCGTAGTGTGCATGCGCATACTCCAGATGAGCAACTGAAATATGATTATTTTAAACAATTTGCATGTGATAAACCAAATGAAACAAATCATATTATCGACATTGATGAGATGGTGTATCACGGATAAATGTATAAAGAAATCTAATGATAGTATAACAATGGACAAACCAGGCTATATACATCATATGCTGAAAAGAGACCCCAAATTAACAGAAGCCATAAGAAAACAAGAAGAATGGCGTCAAAAACAAATAGATATATATTATCGCAACGGCCGTCCGCTTTACAAAGTAGATAAGAAATCCATTTCATAAAAAACGGAATAAACCGTTTTTATGAAAGTATAATGCTTAATGTGTGTAAGGAGTGGGAGGATGTAAACTTCTAAACATTTTTCTAAAATCGTCGTTTATCCAGTACATTCCTGCTGAACGACATTCTTCGTTACAGAAAATAAATGATTGCGGTTCCCGATGATAATCGGGATGAAAATATAATGTTTCTTTTATTTCTTCACCAATCGGTATGATTTCCTCACAATATTCATAATCGCATGTATGAGTGAATACGTAATTTCTGATAAGTTCATCGTGCACTCGATTTAAACATGCTCTATGTTCTGGATTGAATCCGTGAATATATTCTTGAATATACTGTGGTAAATCTTGAAAAGTCGTCATAATATTAATAAGTAATTGTCCCCTACTAATATTATATAATGCAACAAAACATTTCAATTTTATGCGCAAATTTACCCCATATAAGCCATTTTGAATTCTTCTACGCTCATAATAGGAATATTCATTTCCTTTGCTTTGTTAATTTTAT